CAATTATTACTGCTGTTCACGCTTGTGACTTGGAAGATAAAGACTTTGCAGATCAAGCAGTTCGATATTGGGGTGTTGCATTCAACTATTTAAAAAATCAGCAAGAACATCTTGATGGTCACGCATTTCAGCCTCCACAAATCCAAAATTTAGTTTATGCAGATGGCGAAGAACCCGTGATGTTTTAATGAAAAGCGATAACATCACAACAGGTAGACTGCAAAAAGTTTCTACTGGGTGGACGCAAGGAGTCAATTCGGTACGGAATCCTTGGGCTTTGCCAGAGAATCAATTTAAATGGGGTGTTAATTTGTCTATTCGTGGTGGCATTGCACAGACTAGACCCGGACACAAAATGCAGTTAAGCCTTCCGCCCGGAAACCTTCAAGGAGGAATTATATTTCAGGCAAACAAACAAAAAGAAGCATCATTTAGCCGAGAAGAAAATGGAGTCACGACTGTAGTTCCTGCTAAAATTTTTGATGTGAATGGAGAAGGAGTAATTGCTCAAGAATTAAGCTACATTGTTTTTGCGGTCAATGGTTCTGTTTATTATTCTCCATTCCCATTGGTTCAACCTAAAAACTGGAATGATTTCAAGCTAACAAGTATCAAGTTTGACAAGGATGTTGAAAACATCACTTTTGCTTTAGCTACAAAAACAGCAAATTTAACAACTTCAGAAAATGAATTGGTTACTCCTGCTCATACAATTGTAATGATGCAAGATGGTTTATCTTCTGCTAGTTGGTGGGATGGCAGTAATAAAACTGGAACCCAAGATTCAATCATTCCTATCGGAACACATATGTCATATTCTGGAAACAGAATGTGGATTGCAAGCAAAAATATTATTTTAGCTTCAGACCTTGGCGATCCGACATCTTGGGACGAAAGAAAAACAGGGACTGGACGAGGAGATTTTACATTTATTCGACCTATAACAGGTCTTGTTTCTTATGTTGGGCAAGATACTTCAACTAGGCTTATCATATTTACAGATAGGTCTACATACTCGCTTGCAAGTGGCATTTTAGATCGAACACAATGGGCTACAACTGCTAATTTCCAAAACACTCTTTACCCAACAATTGGGTGTGTTTCAAGTAGGTCAATAGCATTTCAAGCTGGACAATTATGGTGGTATTCTGATGGTGGTTTAGTTGCAGCAGATATTGCTTCCGCAAGTTATTTGTCTTCTCAAGTTCTTTTTAAAGACATTGAAATGGCAAGAACCAAGCAACTCATGGATGGCGATCCATCTAATATTTGTGCTGTTTCTTTTGAAAACTATTTAATGTATTCCGTTCCATACCTGTCAAAGTTAAATACTGATACAATGGTTATGGACTACGCTCCTGCGGCAGAATGGGGTGGAGGACGGCAACCAGCATGGGCAGGAGTCTGGACAGGAACTCGTCCAGTACAATGGGCAACTGGAAAAATTGACAATCAAAATCGATGTTTTCAATTTTCAATTGATTATGCTCCGACTGCTGATGGTTCTTATAACCATCTTTGGGAATCATTCCAACCTGAACGATACGACACTTATTTAAAAATCAATCCTGATGGATCAACAACTAATTTGTATAATAGGATTTACTGCCAATTAGAAACTCCATTGCTTGGTGATTCTATGGATTTAAAGCAGTTTATTTATTCAGAAATTGATGCTTGCGAAATCGGAGGGACAGTTGATTTAAAAGTAAGTTATAAAGGAAGCAAGGGAAGGTATTTGCAAATTTTAAATCAAAGAATTTTAGCGGTTACGAATGAGTGGCAATATAAAGGAACTTCATTTGAGGAACAAATTAACAATGTTTCTCTTTTAAATACACAATATCGGAGATTAATTACTGAATCAGCAAATAGAAGTTCAACTTATGAAACTTGCGAAAGTTCTCTTACAAACGATGTAGATAAAGCATTTTCAATTTTAATTGAATGGTGTGGGGAAATGGGCATTGAAATTGTGCGTTTATTTATTGATCCTTGGAGCGAGAAAGCAACAGGAATACCTCAAGTAAGCGAAACAAAATCATGTGTAGTTGGTCAAAATGGACAGAATTTTACTGTCGATCTTGATCCTAGTCCATATGAAAATGTTTTGTATAATCCACAAACATGGAGTGCAAAAGTTTACAAAACTGTGTCACTTCAATGCAATAATAGTACAAATTCAGTCTCTGCGACAGCAGGCGCATCGTTTATATCTACTATTTCATATTCTCACGCCAAAGAAGAAGCTGGCAAATTAGCCGAGCAAGCCGCAACAAATGCCGCTCAAGAATTCAAGGCAAACAATCCTTGTTAATATGCCAAGTATCGATAAAGCAAAAATTAAATTGACGAATTTTCCGAACAAGTTTATTTCTCCGTTTGCGGATGAATTTTTGGTTCCTGTATATTCGTCAATTCCTTTTGAGAAAAATCAAAATAATTGCTTGCCGTGTGCGTTATGTGGAACATACAATGATCGTCAAGATGTTTTGGATCAAGTTGCGTCACAGTTCAAAAATATTACTTCATATAGCGATTTTGAAATTGAAGTTGGGTTTGCGCCAGAAAACATTCCTCCTCCTCCTCCTCCTCCTCCTCCTCCTCCTCCAGCAAGTATTTATGTTTTGTTTGTAAATTGGGAGTAATTATTATGCTGAATCAATCAATAAAAGAACAAATTCAGGAGATTTACAAATCCAATATTGAATCTGGTGTTAATAGTGTTTTTATTGGATATAAAACACGCAATGGAATTAGAACTGATGAAATATCGCTTGTTTTTGGTGTTGATGAAAAAAAATCAGAATCTGATATACCAAAAGACAAAATCTTGCCAAAAAACATAGAAATTGATGGAGCAACAATTGCAACTGATGTTATTAAAATTTTTGATTTAAAAGCATTAAGTTGTTATCCAGCAGGAGATCAAAATGTAGAAAGATTAAGATTGTTTCCAAGTCTTCCTGTTGCATTTAAAGGAGGAATGCAAATATCTGAATTCCCTACTGCGTGGACTCTATCTGGCTATACTGTTGGAACTCTTGGATTTTTTGCTAAAGATAATACAGATGATAGGGTTGTTGGTGTTACAAATGCCCATGTTATTATAAATAAATTAACAATAGCTAGTGAGCGTAATATTGAGTCTGAAATAAATGACCCATACAATATTTCAGAAAAACGAACATGGGTTGATAATAACTCTTATTTCCCATCTGCATCTATTAATTCTAGTAATACTGGAATGATGTTTAATATTGCTTTGCCGTTTGATAAAATTAAAAAATATATTCCTTTGTACAAAAATGGAACAAATTATGTTGATTGTTCATTAATTATTCCAAGACCAGAATATATTGATGATAACTCATATCAGGTTTGGCAACCAATAAACCAAACAACATATCCATCATCAATGCCTTTTGCGACAACAGCAGAATTGAATAATTTGCTTTCAACTAATCCAACTGTATATTGCACGGGCAGAACATCTGGACCAATTGGTTGGGGAACTGGTGAATGTAAAATAAATATAACTGGCATTGGTGCTACTGTTAATGTTTCATACTCTGAAGGAGTATTTTCATTTTCAGATCAAATCATAATGCAAACTCCTTTAAATACATCACCAATGGCGGGAGGAGACTCTGGATCGTGCGTTATGGCAGATATTGGTGGGGTAAGAAAAATTATTGGATTGATGTTTGCCGGGAATACTGGTGCTGGAAGTATTAGTGTATTTAATCGTATTGATCGGGTAGCATCAGAGGTAAATATATCTCCGTTCACATTGCCAATAAATACTTTCATCCCAACTCCAAAATTATTTTCTGCATCTCTTGAAGATTATGGAATTTCAAAATCTATTGTGATAAATGGTAAATTGTATTATCAAGCAGGCTTGACTAAAAATATCTATTAAATGAGATCACCAATCGAATATAAATTAATTCCAAAAGATTCAGGAGAGTTTCTTGAACTAGTTGATTTTGCAGAAACATTTGATCATAAAGTCGTAGATCATCCACAGATTAATGTTTATGGTCATTATAAAGAAAATAAACTGGTTGGATATAGTGACCATGTGTTTATTCCGACAATCTATCCAGCTTTCCATCCTGACTTTACATCTCCAAGAGATGTAGTACAAGTGATGCACGACTGGAGAGTTTACAATCAATTAACTGGTGGTCCGGGCTATGTCGGAGTGCCATTGCAAGATAAAAGAATAACATTTACTAATGAAATTATGGAAAAACTTGGAATGGAAAGATTGCATAGAGAAGTTTATTACATCAAACGAAAGGAATAATTTATGGGAGGTGTAGCATCAGTTGACGCAGGAAGATATATGAGCAGACCTGACATGAGTCAGGAAGGTGCTTTATTATCTCAAAAACAAGAAATGGGGCGTGGAGCTTTGGAAGGTCAGATTGCTGATCTCCAGACCCGTGGACAACTTTTTGATCTTTACACAAAGATGCAACCTCTCATGCAGTCATTTGATGCAGAGCAGACATCTCGTCAAGCTGGAGAACTTGGGATGTCTAATCTTGCTCGTTCTCGTCAATACGAGCAAATGACATCTCCTGCTACTGCTCGTATGCGCTATCAATTACCAGAGCAGATTGAGCAAGCGACCTCTGCTCCTGCTTTTAAAAATTTAATGGATGAATGGTTGCAAAGCAAGGGCATTGCTGCATCTTACGCCACAGGCGTCGATCCATCCAGCACTTTTGGTCGTTCTGCTCTTGCAGATATTTCTACCGAAGAAGGAAGAAAACGCTTGCTCGAAAATATTTCGCTTCGTCAAGGATTTGTAAATTCACAACAAGCACCATCTGGAGGTTTAGACCCCGGCGCATTGATCGGTGGCAGGATGGCATCAGAAGCAGCAAACCTTGGCGCAATGCAAGACTGGCAAAAAAACATTTTTGCTGGGGCGCAATCAATGGGCGAAGGTCTTGGTCAAGCCAAACAGAATGCTTTTGACTACCTCTCGAAAAACATGGGTGAGATTTTAAACCTGCAACAGACCTCTAGGGCTAATCGTCAGGCATACGAACAATCTCTTTACGATGCCGCATCGCAGAAAGCGCAAGGTCAAAACCAAAGGACAGGCGCATTAATAGGCGCAGGCGCAGGAATTGGTGGCGCGGCGATTGGTGCGGCGGCAATTATCATATGACGAAACTTGTCGAAAACACGATTGAGAAAGCAAAATTGTGGGCTAAAAATTGGCCCAATTCTGTTGTTTTGTGGAGTGGCGGCAAAGACTCAACCGCAATGCTTCATTTGCTTCGTTTTAAAGCTGGAATTGACATTCCTGTCATCCAGTTCCGCCAACCGAAATTTCGTGAACGATATGCTTATTCTGATCGATTGATTAAGGAGTGGGATTTGACTGTTTACGAGTACCCGGCTAGTCGATATGCACTTGCAGACGGGCCTGACACCGAGACTGGCGAGGTTCGATTTGATCTCCTTCACTACTTTCAATGGGGAACCAAAGCAGTTGTGCTTTCGTTAGGAACCGAGCGTCCGAGAGAAGGAGAGAAGTTCATGTGTGGCGTGGATGATTTCTTGAAACGCCCGACTGGAACTTTCAATTGGCCTTGGGAATCGGTGTGGATTGGAACCAAAAATAGCGACACAGATTTGATCAAGGGTCATGTACCATTGTCGCAAGAAATTCGCTACGCAGAGGGCAGTCCTGTGTCATTATACCCCATGCATGGATGGACTGATCGCGACATCTTTCAGTATTTGATCGATAACAATGTCGAGCCTGATCCAACACGATATGTGGAACGGATCAACATCCACACAATCGCAAAGCATTGGGGAAACAACCCAGATAAATCACAGAATGCCGACTTCTATCCGACCTGCTTGAATTGCGTAGATCGGCATCAAGGAAGTCATGTGCATTGCCCGAAGTTAAAAGCTACGATTAGCAACATTTCACATTTAGCACCCTACGAGGACATCGTAATCCCAGACTTGGGATTTCGACCAGTAGAATGGAAGGAGAACAAATAATATGGGAGGATCAGCACCAGCCACAAATAAAATTGGCGAATCGCAATTTGCCGCAGGGACAGTCCCTAAAGCAACGCAAGCAACCGCCGCAGACTTGCAGGCATTTGATCGCACTCAAGCGCAAAACCAAAGGATAGCGCAAGGTCTTGGAGCATTTGCGGAGGGAATTAAAGGCATTAATTTAAATACTTCCGAGTCGAATGCAATGCAAAGTCAGGATCAGGCAGAAAAATATTTGAAGATGCTTGAAATGCTTCAGAAAAATCAAAAAGAAGGATTGAATTTCATGCCGAATATGCCATTTCAGCTTCGCAGTTCTGGAGAGAATGCAGTCTACGATGCTTGGGCAAATGCTGGAAAAACTTTAGCTAGTAGCGCAATTGGTGGCGTTGGTAAAATGTACGGAATGTGACAAACTATGATTGCGAAAAATGTGGAGCGTGTTGCAGTTTCAAGTGGTCATGGCCGATCTTCAAAAAAGATCGATCAGACGCAACTGGCATTCCTATTGAAATGCAACGAACTGATTACCCGCTAATGAAGACAGAAAATAACAGATGCGTTGCTTTGGAAGGAGAAGTAGGCACTAATGTTAAGTGTTCTGTTTATAATTGCCGTCCACAGGCGTGTAGATTGTTTGAACCCGGATCGGAGCTTTGCTTGGAGGCTAGATCAAATATAGGATTATAATTATGGGTGGCTCATCATTTGGAAAAGTTGTAACTAAAGTTGTTGATCCCTTTAACCTTGGGAATTCTAAATTTGTTAAAAGTGCAAGAAAAGTAATTGATCCATTAAATATAATGGACCCATTAAATGTTTTGCCGGGGAGCGGAAAACCAGTTGGGACATGGGATAAAAACTTTGGTGGTCCATTAATGAATTGGTTGAATCCAAAACAAAGTTCATATACTCCAATGACAAAAGGGTTGAGCCGTGATCCTCAATATTTTGCACAACAGCAACAAATGTTGGCAAATATGCGTCAGCAACAACAAGCTAAATTGGCAAACTTGCGTACTCAAAAAGATATTTATTCGACTGCGACTTCTGCTCCCGCTCAAGTTACTCAATCTACAGCAGTATCACCAGCAACAACTGCACTTGCACAAAAACCAGTTGATGATACAACTGCACCTTCTGATATGCCAACTGAATATATTTATAAACCAGCAACTACAACAGCAAAAAATGTTGCGGCAAATACTTTTCAAATGCCCGATATGTCAAGCATTAAATTTGGCGGGGTATAAAATAACAAAACGAAAGGAATAATCATATGGGAGGATCAGGCGGACCCAGTAAAAGTCAAATAAAAGCAGATCAAGCATTGCGAGAGCAAGAAATGAAAATGCAACAAGCCATGTTTAATCAGCAGATGGCGCAACAAATGCAAATGTATCAAGAGCAACAAGCTGCATATGCCGCCGAGCAAAAGCGATTAGAGGAACAACAGAGGAGCGCAGCGATTGAATCTCAAAATGCTGCCGCACAGCAACTTCGTCGCGAGCAAGAATCAAAGGCTCAACAAGAATTATCTGCTCTTTCTAATATTCAACAAATTTCTGATCAGAACAAATTAGAGCAAGAGCGGCAAGCTCAAATGGCGGCAGGTACTGCTGCAACTGGAGGGGGTTACGATATGGCATCTGCACGAAAAAAAGCACTTGTTGATCTTGGTGCTGCTCCAAACATTCCAACTACGGAAGCTAATAAACCAACAGCAAGCAATGCGTTTGCGTTACCTAAAACAACTGGACTTCAATTTGGAGGTACATAATTATGGGTGGACGAGGTGGGGGAGAAAGAAAATCTAGTTATGATAGCGGAGCAAGCTCATCTAAAAATGATTTTCAAGCCAAACAACAAGCAAAAATGCAAGCGCAAATGGATGCCGCTCGAAAATCCGCAGAGTCAGAGCAGAAGCGTCTTGCCGCAGAGAAAGCCGAGCGTGAGCGTCAGCAAGCTATTCAATCTGAAAACCAAAAAGCCGCAGATTTTCGTCGCTCTTCAGAAAGCAACCTTCAAAAGAACTTTCAATCTATGGCAGAGAATCAACAACGACTTGATCAGCAAGCTGCACAAAATTCTAGACAGACTTCTGTCGGTGGTTCTGGTTACAGCATGGAAACCGCACAACAACAAAAGATCGCCGCAGCAGGAGGTACTGCTGGCGTTGCTGGTCCCGCTGCGACGAATGCACCCGCCGCAGGACAGATGGGTATTCCTCAAGCAATGGCATCCAATGTAGGAACCGGAGGCACTCAACAATCAACTAATCGTTTCGCTTTACCAACCGCATCCGGGCTACAATTCGGAGGAATGTAATATGGCATCAGAATCCTACTCTTTTTCACCGCAATTTGCGACAATCCGCAGCGAATCTCCGCTTGCTGGGATGCGTCCCGTTGCGAGCATTCAGCACACGGCACTATCGTTCAAAGAAGATAAGCCATTTCAGATTCGTTCATCAGGAGAAGAATTGGTAGGTCTTGGCGCGATTGAAGGAGTAAATAAGGGTGTAGGTGCTGCACTTCAAGGGATTACTACTGCTTATGTAAGTAAGCGTGAACGCGAAGAGAAAAAAGATGATGAAGCACTTAAATATTTACGAGATGTTCATCTTGCTCAAATTAAAGCCACTCCAACAGAAGAAGAAAAACTTATAAAGCAAGCAAGGTTAAATTTGCTTGGTCAACAAGTCCAAGCAGCAACAGCAAAAAATGAAGATATAAAAGATAAAGAAGATACCGATGCTGTTGAGTCTGGTGAAATAAACTGGGGTGATTATTATAGGCCAAATCTTAATAAAAAACCAGAAGAAATTCCTTCTGAAAATACATCTGTTTCTGAACAAATCACTCCATCTACCGATGTATCTTCTGCTACTCAATCAAAAGAACAAAAAGTTGAAGTTGCTTTACAAGACAGGCAAAAATCTCTTGATGAAGCAAAACAAAAACTTGTTAGTTCATTCCCGACATCAGTAAAATGGGAAGCAGAAAAAGCCTTAAAGGAAAACAATATTCAAGAACTTGAGCGACTTGCAAGTCTTGGCGCGATTCCTGAAGAGGCTTTAATGAATTACAAGAGGCTTTCAGGTTCTGTTAAAAGAATTGAAGGTGCTTTAGCTGGGTTAAGCAATCCACCTGTAATTGCTCCTAAACCCGATTCAGAACAAGGAATTTTTTCTAATATAAGTGCCATTACTCCTATTCCTACACAAGAAGAAGGATATTCCTTGGCTCCAGTAAAAGTTCCAGAACAAGAACAGTATGCATATCCAGAAAGCCTTGGGAAAGCAGTAGTAGGTGGAGAAACTTTAGAAACAGTACCTGTATCTGGAGCGGAAGGAATACCAATCAGAAAGGCAATACCTGTTGAAGTACCATTGCCTGAAGCCGTGCCTTCAGAAACATTGATTGCTGAACCAATTCAGGAAACTGAAGAAGAATATAGATATCGGGCTGAAAGTTCATTAACTGGAAGACCATTTAAAAGTGCTGCCGATGCGCGAATGGCAAAGAAGATTTTAGAGCAACAACTAGGCGTTAAGGCTACAATTGATATTGAAAAAGGCGAAAAGGGAACACGCTTGCATTATGTAAGAATTACAGAAGATGAACCATCTCCAATGGAACAAGTTCCTAAAGGAATGGTAATGAAACAAGTGACTGATAAAGATGGTACTCTTACTAATACATATGTTCCTGCTGTGCCTGTTGAGCAGCAAGTTAAAACAGTTGAAGTTGGAATTGATAGAGCAAAAACATTAAAGAAAGCAATTTCTGAAATTCGTGGAATTATTGGAGGTGTAAGTCCCGGCGTTGGAGGCATGGCAAATTTATTGTCAAAACTTCCATTTCCAACTGACGCTAGTACAGTTGAATCACTTAACGAAACTATAAAAGGAATTATTGGTTTTCAAGAATTGGTAGATTTAAAAGCGGCAGGAGGAAGTCTTGGTGCATTATCAGATGCTGAACTTAAAATGTTAACTTCGCTTCAAGGCAGTCTTGATGTTAAGAATTTACACAAAGAAAAATATTTAAAAGTTCTTGAAGATATAGAAAAAAGGGCAACAGATGTGCAAAGTAAATTAGAAGCACATGAAAAAAATTTGTTAAAAACTGAAAAACAAACTAATTTTCAACCAATTCAAGAAAATGCACCGATTTTAATTAAATCACAAGAAGAGTGGTCAAAATTAAAATCTGGACAAAGATATAATTTTAACGGAGATTTTGGGACTAAAAAATAATATGGCTTGGCAACCTCCTGAAGATGAGTTAGATAAAAATCTAAATCAACAATGGCGACCTCCTGAAGATGAGTTAGATAATAGTCCTGCAAAAATTAAAGATGTAGGAACGCTTCAACAAATGAAGCAATCGGGTCAAGAACTGTCCCGTGATCAAGAACGCATTTTATTTGATGCTGAAGAAGAAAAGCCATTTACGCAAAAAGCATCTGAAGCAATCTCTACTTTTATTCCTACTGGAATAAATATTGCAAAACAACTTGGAACTGGTGCTGGTGAATTTATTTACAATGGTATCTTAAAGCCGATTGATGCAATGTCGCAATCTCCCGAAGAAGCGGAGAAAACATTAAAGGTAGCAGGCAATACTTGGAGATCGGGAGCAGTTGGAGTTGCCGAGGGATCACAAGAAGCAGCAGATGCTGCTGTAAGGTTTGCAATGTTTGGTAGTGATATTACTGACAAACTATTAGGCAGGTCTAAAGACGAAAGATTTGAAAAATATATGCTTCGTGAGGGAATGCGTCAGTTCTCTCAAAAAGTATACGAAGACAATCCCGATCATGCCGCTCGTTTATTGGCAGAAAATCCATTATTACAAAAACTTGCTTCTGCTGCCGCATTAGCTCAAGGCGCGACTCCAGAAGAAGCTGAACTTGCTAAAAAGGCATACGAAGACCTAGTAAAAGAATCTGGTTTAAAGAAGGAAGAAATTAATGAAAATGTTGCTTTGCTTTTTGATGTAGCTAATCCGCTTTCATTGCCGGGTACAAATACAGTCACAAAAGCATTCGGGAAAGCTACTGGCAAGGTTACTCAAAAAGCAGGCGAATTAGCCTTGAAAGGTGTTGTTGCTCCGCTTGCAAAAGGAGTGGCTAAAACTGCTGGTGGCGTTGAAACTGGCATTGAGGCAATTCAAACCGCATCTCGCAAAATCGGCGAGTACACAGTTGGTGATCCTGATACTTTTGTTAGGTCTGCCGCTAATACATTTATTGCTTTGCCAGCAAAACTGCCAGCAAAGATGACTAGAGGCATCGCAACAACAATTGCAGATGTTGCTGGACAAGCAGGACCGGGTAGGCGTGGAATGTTTGAGCGAGCAGGACGGGCCGCGACTGCTGGAGATTTAACAAAGAAATTATTTAGCCCAGAATCAATGGGCGGCAAAGGCCGCGCAAAAGCAGCAGATTGGGCAGTACGCCAATCCAACGCAATCATTCAGCCTGCCGTGAATGGTGCGGTGCTGAATGTGGCACTAGGATTGCCAGATATCGAGACTGCTCGCGATCTAGGCTATACTGCTGGCGTTGGCGCAGGCATTGGCGCATATGGTGGCGCAAGGCTCATGGAGCGTGGCGCAGCATTGATTGATCCCACAACTGGCCTTGCAGAAAAGATCGATGCCGTAATTACTCCTGATCCTGCTCAATTGCGTAAGGATCAAGATGCCGATATCCAACGATTCGTTCAGACTGCTGATCCAACTTTGATGTCCAGCATCGATGAGTTGTCGAATGTCAACAACATCAAGTCTGCTCTTGATCTGAAGATCAAAAATCTTGAAGCGAAAAAAGCCGCGCAGATTCGCAAAGAAGATGAGAAGCGAATTCAAGATCAGATTGATCTTTTCACGCAGCAAAGAAATGGTCTGGATAAATCAACTCCGCAGACCGAGGCTGAAATCAAGCGTCAGGTGCAGTTGAGCTTTGCTGATGCAATGGACTTGGCAAAGACCACAGGCGCAGCGGCAGGCTTGAATAATATCCAAGTCAAGGTTCTTCGTCCTGATCAGATGGAAGATTTCTATCGCGATCTTTATGGCAAGACATTGACCGATGCCGAGAGTGTAGTTCGTCAACTTGTGGGCAATCCTAGCCTGTCACCATCAGAACAAGAACTGCTCAATCTAGCCGATCAAACGATTAAACAGTATTTGCAAGATGTAGCTGGCGCATCTACTGCGAGAGGGTTTGCGATCTCGGAAAGAACTGGTCAACCAGACCACCTGAAGTTGCAGAATCAGAAAGGCGCAACTGTCGTTATCAATGGCGATCTGGTGAACCAAATGGGGCGTGATGGATTGAATCTTGGTCGAGTCATTAACCATGAAATGCAACACGCATTGTCGAACTTCCAAGAGGTTCGTGATATGCTCGCTCCAATTCGGAAAGAACTTTTCGACCAGAAAATTCTTAACCCTGACGGCACTTTTGAAACAGTTTCCAAAGGCATTGTTTCAGATGCAGACTTGGACAAATTTGCTTTGCAGTATGCAGCGGCAATGGACTCTGCTGGTGGAGCGTCATTCCTTTCTCAATTTGCCAATCAGGATCAGTTGAGGAACTACATGAAGGAGGAGTACCTGTCCGAGTTGGCGGGGCTTTCTGGTGGCATCCAAAGCAATTTGCGGGGCAATCTAGATTCCGTTGGTCGTTCTGTTGTGGATTGGATTGAAACCAAGACAAAGAACGGAGCATTGAAGCGGATCAAAGAGGGCTTGCGAAACTACGGGGTTATTGTTGATGACCAAGGTCAATTCTCATCTGTCATTGGCGCGGAATTAAACCCAGAGGCAATGGCGATGATGCGCCAATATCAACGAGGATTGCGCGATTTGAACGAGTCGATGGTCTATAATTCCGATCCGTTAAAAGATGCGCCAGAGATTCCGTTGACAGAGTTGGCGACGAATCGCGCATTGCAAGAACGCTATAAGCATTCTGACTTTTTCGAGCAGGAACAAGTTGTCAAAATGACAACGCCAGATGGGCAAGTTCAAGAGATCGTTGTGCCGCCCGGCGTAAAGGTCGATTCGTTTGTCAGCGACTATCGTTTTGCAA